ATAAACTTAAAATGCCAACAGATTATACTGCCCTTCACAACCAACGTATGGCCGCATCCCGTGCGGCCTATGAAACAGAGCTTGCACGTTTAGAGAGCTTAAAGGCGACCGCCACCGAAGACCTTGCCACTAGGATACAAGAACTAGATGGAGAGTATAACTCAGCTAAGAGTATTGCCGACGCTCAGATAGCAAATGACCTCGGAGATTACGAAGCCGAAAAAAGTTCGACTGACTCCGCTTATCAAACCGTAGTCGCAGCGAATCGGACCAGTAAGAATATAGCCACGACACAGTATAACAATCAAGTCGCAGTGGTTAATCTAATTAACCTTGCAGCGACCAACACAATTAAATCGAAAAAAGCATAAAATGACAACAGCAATCGGCACACAAACTGCGCCCGTAGAGGAGGCATACAACTCCCGAAGGGAACGCCATGAGCGGCATCAAGCCATGCTCCAAGACCACAAGGACTGCAAGGCTCTTGCCCGTGAACGCCACCTCGCAGGCTGGCACAAGTTCCGTCTCTGCCCTAACACCTTGGTCTAAATACTATGCAAACAGTAGAAACCGTTGATCATTCCGAACGCGCTCATGCCGAGTTCGGGCCCTCCAGCCTGAAATACGTGGCGATCTGCCCCGGCTATCACGGCAAGGACGGCACGTCCGCTGCCTCCGAAATGGGCACTCGCATCCACGAAGCCCTTGAGGTGCGCGACCCATCCGCACTCCAGAGCGAGGAGGAGACTGAGATTTACGAACGTCTTGTTCGTGAGGAGGACGAAGTCTTTAACAACGTGTTCGGTGGCCGTGAAGGCGTCACAGTCGAGCGGGAGAAGCGCCTTATCCTCGACCTTGACGTGAAGACCCCTACTTTCGGGACTTCCGACATCGTATCCAAAAAAGGTAACGTGGGTCTCCAGATTGACTACAAGACGGGCATCAGCAAGATCGACCCACCTGAGACCAACTGGCAAGCTAAGGCTTATGTTCTTGCCGGATTCCAAATGGACGCCGAGCTTGAGACCATCCACTTTGCTTTCCTTGTCCCTAAGCGCGACGAGGTTCTTTATGGCACATTCAACCGCTCCGACGTTCCGCGTCTAAAGGGTGAGATTGAGGCTGTCATCCGCCGCGCTGAAGCTGTTCGTCCGGAGTGGGAGACTGCATGGCCCGACATTGACGACATGAACCCTTCCGTGAACTGCCGCTTCTGTCGCCATGAGGACGCGTGCCCCGCGCTCGGAGCAGTATGTATCGAGGTCGCCAAACGCTACCGTCCTGATCTTCTCCCTCATGGCTCCATTGCTTCTTCTGATGTCAACGACCCGGCTACGATGGAACGTCTGTTCGTCGTTGCCAAGATCGTCGAGGAGTGGGCGAGTGGCATCAAGCACAAGGCGATGGGTATGTCCAACGATGGGGTGGAGTTTGAGACGCTCAAGCGCCGCTCCATGGGAGCCCTTACCATAACCAAGGACAAGATTAACCTTCGAAACCTAGCCCTTAGTAAAGGACTCACGGACGAGGAGGTTATCGAGGTGTCCGATATTTCAGCCAACAAGTTGTGCGACGTAATCCGCGCCAACGCGCCACGCGGTAAGAAGGGGCAGGAAGCCGATGCTTTCTTTGCCGAAGCTCTCGACCTAGGGATCATCGAGAAGGGACCTACCCGCTACACACTTTCCCAACAATAGGAATAAGGGAGCCGTCCGGCCCCTCAGGAATTATCTACCGGACACAAATCGAAAACAGAAAAATATGCCTAAAGCAGAAACAGTAGAAGTGCCAGCCGCCGAAGTCTTGCCAACGCAAGACCCGACCGCTACGGCTATCACCACGCAGAAAAACCACTCGCTCTCGTTCAAAGCTGACGACATCGACATCCCCCGCCTCAACGTCATCCAAAAGATGTCAGAGATCGAGGGGCCCCTCGGTTCCGTTGTCCTTGATAAGGAGCACGTCCTCACCGCCGCCGAAGAAAAGATCCCCGTGATCGTCATCGGTGCGACGAAGATGTGGAAAGAGGACGTCCCGTTCGGCGACGAATACATGCCAAAGCAGGCATTTACCGAAGCGGAGCGCGATACACTTGCTGCTAACACCGACTACCCGATCATCGAATATGCCGAGATCGTGCTGCTCATCCCTCAGGTGGGTAACAACGACGAGGCATTCCCTTACGAGATCGGTGGGGTCAACCACCAGATGGCGCGGATCACCGTCCAGAAGGACGCTTACCGTCTCACCTACAAGCGGCTGTTCACGTTCCAGACGTTCAACCCGAACGTCTCCGTGATGACCCGCCTGTGGTCGTTCGGCTCGGAGTTAATGTCCAAGGGTAAATACTCTTGGTATGTGCCAACCCTGAGCATCACCAAAGAATCCCCATCGGCGGAAGCCTTGGAGTTCGCAGAACGTCTCACCCAAGGAGGTAACTGATATGGACCAAGAACCTACCATCCCGGACAATCTGGTCTGCCGTGACGACTTGCTCGTAGCCGAGGCAAACTCGATCATGAAAGTGATCGAAGACCTCAACGGTCAGATTGCTACCGCCATTATGCAACGCCGCAGGCTTGAGGTTGTCCTCTCCGCCATCGAGGCTTCGCTAAATCCTCCTCCCGTTACGGAAGAGCCCATCCCGTTTAGTCAATAAACGCACTAGGCCGCGCGGCGGGGTAACTCCCTCCGCGCGGCTTTTTCATGCCCACATATTAACCACAACAAACGCTGGACGCCGTTGCGTCCTTAACCAAATAACTTACAAATCAAATACCATGAATACCTACGCTTTAGACTTTGAGAGTTTCTACTCCAATGAATGCTCCATCACCACCCTTGGCCCGCGCGGCTACTTTTCCCATCCCGACTTTGACGCCTACATGGTGACTGTCGCGGGATCTGACGGATTTACCTACGCGGGACACCCTTCCGGATTTAACTGGGAACTGCTTAATGGGCAGCGGGTGCTCTCCCACAACGCTTCTTTCGATGAATCCCTCTACCTCTTTGGGGTCGAGAAGGGATGGTTTCCTGCAACGTCTCCGGCTGAGTGGCATTGCACTTCTGATATGTGCTCATTCCTCGGGCTACCTCGCTCCCTCAAGAACGCATCCGCTGCCGTCCTCGGAGTCAAGGTGGATAAGTCCGTGCGCGACAACATGAAGAACAAGAAGTGGGACGTTATGACCGACGAGTTCCGTGAGTCCGTTACCACCTATGCGATCGGCGACGCTGAGCTCTGCCTCAAATTGTGGGATGCTATTGCTGACCAGTGGCCTATGGGCGAGCGCAAGATCAGCCGAGTGAACCGCGAGATTGGACGACGCGGATTACCCATCGACGCAAGACTTCTAGAAAGCAACCTCGTTACCATCAAGACCGCTCTATTCAACGCCGAACAGTCGATCCCTTGGATCGGGGAAAGCACTCCGCTCTCACGCAAGGCTTTCAATCAGAAGTGCCGAGAGGACGGCATTATTCCACCCGCGTCGCTGGCCAAGGACAACGTGGACACCGAGAAGTGGTTTGATAAAAACCAAGAGCAGTGCCCGTGGGCACGAGCAGTGCAGGACTTCCGACGCATTAACGCCTTCCTCCGGAAACTGGAGTCCTTCGACTTTGGCACTATGTCGGATGGGCGATACTACGGTGGCTTAATGTATTGCGGGGCAAATCCTACAGCGCGTTTCAGCGGTTCTGGCGGGAACCTCAATCTCCAGAACCTTCCGCGCGGCGACATGTTCGGGGTGAGTTTTCGAAGCATGATCAAACCCAAGCCGGGTTACAAGCTGATCGTTGCCGACCTTTCCCAGATTGAGGTGCGCACCCTATGCTGGCTCTCCAAGGACACCAAAGCTCTTGAACTAATCCGCAACTCAGAGGACATCTACCACGCCTTCGGTGTCATGCTGGGGATGCACGATCCGGCGAACGGTCAGCTTAAAGAGTTTGACTCCAAACTCCGCCACAAAGTGAAGTCAATGGTGCTCGGATGTGGCTACGGAATCGGCGCGGCTCGCTTTGCTGAGTTCAGCGGCATGACCCTACCAGAAGCCGAAGCCGCCGTTACACTCTATCGTGAGCGCATGGTGTCCGTAGTTCGCTACTGGAGGAGCTTCAACGAGGATCTCTCCATGTGCACAGCGCTCAACCAACCTCTGGAGCTTTCATTACCCTCTGGCCGGACGCTGCGCTACGGGATGCTGCGACGAATGAGGGAAGCCCCCAAGAAAACCGGAGACATGATCAGGTTCAAATACCTCTGCAAGATGGTCCGCAACGGGGCTCCACGAGACCTGTCGCTGTGGGGTGGAATCCTCGCGGAAAATTTATCACAGGGCCTTGCCCGAGATATTTTCGCCGACATGATGCTTCGAGTTGACGAGGCAGGGTATCCGATCATTCTTCATGTTCACGACGAGCTTGTGTGCGAAGTCCCCGAAGAGCAGGCTGAACAGGCTCTCTCCGACATCATGAAAATCATGTCCACCCCTCCGGAGTGGATTCCTGACATTCCTCTTTCCGCTGAAGCACACATCCTCGACGCCTACACCAAATGAAATACCGCTACCTCAAGAACAACCGAGACACGGAGGTCACGGCCGTCGATGACATGTCCTCCTGCAACTTCCCCGTTCCCACTTTTACGTCCAAGGCGGAGTTTCGTGAGTGGTGCGCCGACGACAAAACCAACCATTGCTTCTACTCGATGGCGGAGGGGGACAACCCTAACGCCCGCGTGGGCGTGGAGAACCCAGTCAACTATCTTCACGGCTTCGTCGCTGACTACGACGGGGTTCTGGTCGAATGGGATAAGGTAGACGAGATACTCAAGGTGCGTGCCGACGGAGCCCCGCTTCCTACATGGCGGAGTAAAACCCGCTCTGGTTACATCCGCCTTGTGTGGGAGTTTGATGGCCGTCTACCACTGGCACCGGAGATTGCCGCGAATTTCATGAAGCGTCTGTGTGACGCATTCAAGGCTTCGATGGTCATGGGTGGATTCGACCGCTCCAGCCTGAAGGTCAGTCAGTATTTCGAGGTTGGCACCGATTGGACACGCATCGGGGACACGATTCCTTTGAACACCGTAAGAACTGTGCTTCTCAAGGCAGCGAACGATACTCCCGTCAACACCAACGACACCAGTATCCCGCTCGACGATGTCGCGGTCGAAGTGGAAAGACGATTCCCCGGTAGGTGGAGCGGCGAGTTCACGTCTGGCACCCGTGGTCCTTTGTTCTGGATTGCCGACGGCATCGACCGTCCCGGCTGTCAAGTGCGGGAGGATGGCATGATCTGCTACTCCGACCGTGCAGGTAAGGGTTTCCTATCGTGGCGTGAAATCTTTGGTAAGCAATTCGTTGACAAGTTCGAGGAGAAAAAGCTCGGGGTTCTGCTCGACCAATACTGGTTCAACGGCAAGAGCTTCTATAAACTGTTAGGGGACGCACCTGTCTGCATACCAAAGGAACAGCTTGTTCTTGAGTTAAGACGTGCTGGGTTTAACCCTAAGCTCAAGAAGAACCAGACCGTGTCGGAAGTGGAGCAGGCTGTGCTCTGCATATCCAACGACAATCGCGTGGAAGAGGTTGCCCCAGTGGTGTTCTCTGACAAGCGCGTGGTGTCGTTCAACGGGCGCAAGATCCTCAACAACTGCCGAACCACCATCGTCCATGCCGCCAACGACGGGGACGAGGCGTTGTGGCCGTGGTTGAAGAACTTCCTTGAGACATTCTTTGCTCCTGATGATCAGAAACGAGACACTCTCGACTACTTTCTCGCATGGTTCCAGCGTCTATACAAGGCGGTGGTGGCTCACCGTCTCGACCAAGGCCAGCTCCTCATCTTGCTAGGCCCAACGGGACACGGCAAGACCCTCTTAACCAACAAAATCGTGGGTGAGGCGGTGGGTGGTTTCAGCGATGCCAGCGCTTACCTGTCAGGACAAACCGCGTTCAACAAGGATCTATGTGGTTCCGCCGCGTGGGTCATTGACGACCAGATGGCTGCCGCTACCTATGCCGATCAACGCAAGTTTGTCGAGCTTACCAAACGATGTGTAGCCAACCCGAGGCTTGAATACCATGCCAAGTATGCCGACGCTATTCCTCTGCCGTGGGCTGGGCGAGTGATGATGTCACTGAACCTAGATGCCAACTCGCTCGCCGCGCTGCCATCGCTGGACTCGTCAAACAGAGACAAGATCATTGCGTTGCGTATCAGCGATCGGCACAAGCCCAAGTTCGGGTCTAACGAATTTGTTGAGAAAACCATTAAGGATGAACTCCCCCACTTCCTGAAATGGCTCGTCGAATGGACTCCACCGGAATGGGTGAAGGACTCCAGCCGATTCGGGGTGGCTACCTACATCGACCCGATGATCGAAGCGGCCGCCTACGACAACTCCAGCCGTTCGGCTATCGCTGAAATGGTGGAGTTCTTCGCCCGTAAAGTGCGCGAGCACTCTGGGCAACAGAAGTGGCGTGGAACTCTGACCGACTTCACCGTTGTTCTCCATGAAGCAAACGGCGGACGTAGCGTGGGTAACTCCACAAACCTAGAGTTCGTTCGACGCGGAATGACCGTGCTGGAGGAGGTGAGCGCACATAATAAGTCCATCCGCCCAGTCCGCAGCAAAGGTCAAGGCGGTGGGAAGGTATGGGAAATATCGCTATCCGACGAGTATGACATCGACAAGGGGGAGGAGTTCTAGTATGGCAACCGAAATCGACCGAGTAAGCCTGATGCGCGACGCGCTGACATACTTATGTGGTAAATACGCTACGAAACGAGAGGGTGATCTTGAGGAGGCAGACTACTACACCCCTCCTGAATATGGGAGTGCCCTATGCCCGCAGGCAATGCGCTTGAGAGCGAGAGCTGCCGTATTGGCTGATGTGTTGAGAGACCTCAGAGATATAATCCATGACCCACTCTACGGACCAATAGTCAATCCGGAGGGATGAGAAGATTGACCGGAAGCGAGAACTCGTCACGGGGGCAGGTGTAGCCCCCGTGGGGGTCGGTGGCTCCTATCGGGTTAAACACCGCTTCGCGGAAGAATTGAGATGGGGTAGTCCACCCTACCAGAGTTACCACCGCCATGTCCCTACTGCTTCTTGTGAAATAGAAGATGTTGGCTTCGCGCAACGCCGGATCGTCCGGATTGTCGGTGTAGACGCGTGCAGTGTGGTGTGGTTGCACTTCTGGCCCTATTGTTTTTGCTGTAAAAACAAATACGTTCAGGCCATAAACCCCAGAGATCCTGCTAAATTTTGCGGGCGTCTTTGGGGTTTCTAGCGTCCCTCCGATGTGCCGTTGAGTCGCGACACCACCTATCAGATATAAGTCACGGTTGCTTACGCCCGTCATCTCTTTCACTTTGCACGTAACAAACCGTCGCTCTTCAGGTGTTGTTCGGATAATCACCATTTAGTCAGGTTGGCCCAATAGGCCGCGCTCATCTTACCCTTGGCAATGTTCTTCGCATGACGTGCGCGAAATGCTTCTCGGCGCAACTCTGCGGACTTGGATTCCCCTTCCTTTTTCGGGGACCCGGAGACACCTTGCTGCCCAAATCGAATGGTCTTGGTTTCGCTTCCCACCTTGGCTACGACAACGTGACTCTTGGTGGGATGGTTCGGTGTCCGCTTCGGCTTGTTGTAGCCGGACACCCCTGCGCTCTTTAGTTTGCTGTCCATAGGGTCAATACATCTGGCGGAGTTTGTCTACGTTACCCGTGCCGTAGGGATCAACCCCCGGACGTGGTAGAGCGGCACCGCGTGAGGACGCAGCTTCTTCCTCAAGAAGCGTGAAGCACTGACCCCAATGAAACTGGGCGCGTTCAATGTCAGCTCCGTCCTCCGCGATTCTTGCGAGGAGACCGTGCTTCAGAACGCCTAGGTTGGCGATGTAGACAATGTCTCCGTCCGCTTGTAAGGGTATGAACGCACGCTTGCCGAGGACGTGAACGATCGTGGTTCCGTCAACCGCTTTATTCACACGGAATCTGCGATAGCGAGTGACACCGGAACCCGGACCCACCGTGGCGATGCAGGTGGATGCCAAGGCCGCATCATAGCGGATGTCGTAGGGTCTCTGCAAGGCATCAAAAGAAATGGATGTGACGCTGGTGATGGGTGAGGCAAAGGTGATTTTTTCATCAACCGCCACCGAAGTGCCTAGGTAATTTCGGGTGCCATTGTTGGCATTTATCGTAACGATTTCTTCTGTAAGATTGATGTCCACGGCTGAAACCCCACTCAATGATGGGACTAAGAACAGCGCGTTCACCGTTGCGGTCTCCGGGATCAAGCGAGTAGTTGGCCAGAATCCAGAGTCGATTAACCCCCACGTAGGTCCTGTCTCAGGGGAGTTGGTTCCTACACTCTTGAAGTCGTGCCACAGGCTACGAACTGGAGATGGGTAGCCATCCACCATTGTGTGCAGGACGGATGCCGCGTCGTCGGGGAGCGTTACGGCACCATCCACAACAGGCAGGCTGTATTGAACGGTGAGGTCGCGGTAGGTTCCCATCCCGTAAAGCCTAGAAAGAACCTGATTTAGGCTCGCCGTGAAATCACCTCCCGGTTCCACGTAGGTTCCGAGGGTGTTGTAAATCTGCGCTAGTGTCATTGTAGCCATGTTGGTTCCGGGATCATCGCCGTATTTGGTTTGTTTGCAAGCCCATTGTAAACTAGAGCTTTACCCCCGTATCCGCATCCCATACAGGGACGGCGGGGGAGTCCTTGGCGTATGGCCACCATTCGGTTGCTTGCAGGACGAAGTCCGATACTACGGTAGTATTATTATACCCTGAGTCATCCTCTTTGTAGAGGGGGCAGGATACTTCGGGGTCATTGGAAAGCTTAAGTATGAATCGCGCTCCGCTGTCAACGGTGTACCCACCATATGCAGTGTTTGTCATCGCTGCTCGGGGTCCGCTCACTAACATCTCTATTCCTATGTATAATTGGGCATCTTGGTCCATTGGGTTATTGCCAATATAAGCGACGTTACCGTCAAACGACACGTTAATGGATGCTGAAGTGTAATTGATTTCTTCGCCGTCAAATTGGTATGTTGCTGCGATAGTGTATTGCAGCGTTGGATCGACAAGATTCCCAGATGCCAAAGACGAAACATGGTGCGAAAACCCACACCTGAAATGAGTGTCGTTTGCAGCATTTCCCACTAAAAAGCCATAATCAGGACACCATATGCCAATCTCATTTAGACATTCTCGGTTTACGTGATTGTAGTTAGTTGTATATCCCTCCCCAAAAAAATCGGAAAGACTGGGAGGGATCGGATCTGGGTAGCCCGTATAGTGTGACGCAACAAATCCTCTTGTGCAGTTGTAGAATGAGTAATTAAAATAATCACCCCTTGCGTAGGCAGTCACCAAGGCGGCTTGCGGTGTACCTAGAAAGACAGTTCCGGCTGTTCCCTGTTTGGTTATTGGAGGGTCTTCATACGGGTAATCTTCCT